GACTACTTACTTAACGAGGCTAAGAACTCATTTAGCGGTACAAAGGTTATAAACTTTAACAACGGAGTACCATCTAACAAAGAGAGAGAAGCTATCTCTAATGATGTTAAGCAAAAGTTAACAGGTGCTAGAGGTCAAAAGGTAATTGTAGCATTTAACGAGAACTCAGATAGCAAGGCTACTGTAGAAGATATCTCTTTAACAGATGCGCCTTCACACTATGAGTATTTAGCAAACGAGGCTATGCATAAGATTTTAGTAGGTCACAGAGTTACTTCTCCTATGCTATTAGGTATTAAAGACGGAGGGAACGGACTAGCTTCTAACTCAGATGAGATAATGGTAGCTTCTCAGCTATTTAACTCTACGGTTATAGCTAACTTTCAAGACGAAATATTAGACGCTATAGAAGAGATACTAGAGCTTAACGGAGAAGTACCTGAGTTATATTTTATTACTTCACAGCCTGTAGAGTTTACAGAGGAGAATCAAGAAGAAGATGACGTAGTAAAAGAAGATAAAAAAGAAGTAGACAAAGTAGAAGATAAAGACGCAGACTACAACAAAGAAGACCAAAATTTAAAGAGTGCTATTGACTTAGCAATGAGTGCATACTTAAAAACCCGTGACTAATGTGTAAAGTAGGAGAAAAACAAGCTGAGATACTAATATACCTTAAAAACGTAGGCGAAGATATGCCTAACGATTGGGTATGTGTTGACGCTAGAGTAGATGACGGGGAGACAGAAGACGAAGACTTTGAGCAAATGCTTAATGCTACGTTAAATGTAGCTCTTAGTTATGCTCCTGCAGACAACAGAGCAAAGGATAGTAAGCAGGATAATAAGTTTGTTAAAGTTCGTTATGCTTATGTACAAGGCTCTAGAAAGAAAGGTAAGAGTAATAGCGGTAAAAAGCAAAGACCATTTTGTTCGGCTATGGAATCAGCTAATAAATTGTATCGTAAAGAGGATATAATAAAAATGAAGGCTGACGGAGTAAATAGAGAGCTAGGACACAATAAAAATCCGTATAGTTTGTGGTTGCATAAAGGCGGTGTCAACTGCCACCATAAGTGGGAGAGACGCATATATATTAAGAGAGAAAAACTAGATGGTACTCCTTGGGGTGGTGGTGCAATGAATGGAGTAAAAAAAGCTACAATAGCACAAGCACGTAAGAAACACTTTAACCCAAAGAGCGGCAAATACAGAAACGACAGGAGAGTAGCTGAAGCTCAAATAGACAGAGCAGACAGAGGACATCACCCAAGTTATAAACCAAAAGGTAAAAAAAGAAAATAAAATGAAAGCATTATTTATTAGTAGAGACGACCTAGTAAGATATACACCAATATCGGGAAACTTAGATTTTGACAGAGTAGTACAATACATAGAGATAGCTCAAGATATTCACGTACACGAACTCCTAGGTACTAACCTATATGAGAAGCTGCAAGCTGACGTATTAAATGACACGCTTACAGGAGACTACGACACCTTAGTTAAAAGCTACATAAAGCCAACTTTGGCACAATATGCCTTACTAGAGTTTCTACCTTTCAGTCAGTTTAGCATAAACAATAAAGGTGTATTTAAACACACTAGCGAAGCGTCTGAGACACTATCTAGAGCAGATATTAATATGATGACAGAAGCTACTAGAGACACGGCTAACCACTACGCAAGTAGAATGATTGAGTACCTAAGAAACTACCCTAATAGTTTCCCTGAGTACCTTGTGAATACTAAAGAGCAGATGAGCCCTAACAGAGACAACAACTTCGGAGGTTGGCAAATTGGGTAGTATGGTTAAGTACATCGCAGATTGGGGAACTTACGGGCTTTGGATACTAAGCACTAGAGAAGCGGTTAATCACTTTTTACAAAGTGGAGATATAAACCTAGGCTCTATGAGCTTTGCAGTATCTTTATTGGGTATTATTTGGACTATAGTTAAAATAGTTAATGCGGTGTTAGATGGTAGAATAGACAGAGAGCAGACTAGACTAGAAAATGAGAGATTATTAAGGGAGATTTGGGAGCTAGAAGACTACAACAAAGAAGACGATATAAATGAGAGATATCAATAAAATAATACTACACTGTACAGCTACTCCCGAGGGTAGAGATGTATCTGTAGACACTATAAGACAATGGCACTTAGACAGGGGTTGGAGTGATATAGGATATCATTACATTATACACCTAGACGGAACTATAAAGCAGGGTAGACCCGTAGAACGTCAGGGAGCTCACGTAAGAGGTTATAATAAAAATTCTATAGGAATAGCTTACGTAGGTGGTTGCGATGCTAATATGAGTCCTAAGGATACTAGAACGAACGCTCAGAAGTTGGCTATAGATATCTTACTTAATAAACTAATGAATAAGCACGTTAATAGTACTTTACACGGGCATAACGAATTTAGCTCTAAAGCCTGTCCTAGCTTTGATGTACAAAAGGAATATAAGGACTTAATAAACTACTTTAAAGATTGTGCATAACGTACTAATAATAATAGCATTTTTACTAGGAGCTACAATAAGAAAAGATTCCGTAAAGCATCCAAAGACACTGATGCTAATAAACAGACTACTAACAATAATATTAATACTATGGATAATAGCAACCCGAAATTAAGAAAAAACGGAGGAGAAGGGACTAACGTAGGTAACGCTTTAAGATGGCTCGTAAAACAAGGTAAGACTATCGCTCCTGAGCTTTTAGAGGCTGCAAGTGGCATAACAGGTATAAAGCAATTAAGCGCCTTAGGAGACGTTATAAGAGCTGATAAGACACTTAGCCAACCCGACAAGGATATACTACTCCAAGAGATGGAGAACGATATGATTGAAATGGTTGAGGTTACTAAGCGTTTACAAATAGATAGCGAACACGCTATTACTAGAATGATTAGACCTGTATCTTATGCAGCTATGTTTGTGTTATTTATGTCAGTAGTATTGCTAGATGGTAACCTAGGAGCTTTTACAATAGATAAGGCTTACGTGCCTGTGATACAATCACTCTTTGGAACTATGACTATATTTTACTTTGGCTCTAGAGGTATTGAGAAGGTAATGAAGACTTTTAAGAGTACCAATTAAGAATAAAAGTGTTTTTAAATAAAGCACCTTATTATAACTTTTTTAGTGGATTAAGGCGCAGGTTTATTAGGGTTTTTCCTGCGCTCCACTTTTACTATGGCAAAGAAACCTAAAAAGAAAACTCTCAAGTATTGGAAGACTAAGATAGATAAGCCTTTCCACGAATACATACGCAGAAGAGACGCAGATAACAACTCAGGTTACTGTAAATGTATCTCTTGTAATAAACCAATACACTTCTCAGAATCAGACGCAGGACACTTTATAGGTAGGCAACACCTAGCCACAAGGTGGGACGAACGCAATGTAAATTCTCAGTGCAGAAAATGTAACCGTTTCGAGTACGGCCGTCAATACGAGTACTCTTTAAACCTAGGAGAAGACCTTTCAGACGAATTACTACAAAAGTCTAGAGGTATAATGAAACTAGCTGACTTTGAGTATATGGAAATATTCGAAGAGTTTAAAGCTAAGCTGCAGGAACTCAAGGATATACAAAACTTTTAGTAGCAAAAAAAACAAAATACATATAATAGTGTTTTTAATATGTATGGGGTCACGTACACAAGGTAAAATAATATTATTAAAGCATTTAAAAAGCTGCCTCAAGAAACCTTTGCGTGACCAACTCAAACTTTACAGGGCGGCTTTTTTTTTATTCCTATGATTCCCTATAGGTTAGAATGCATAAACACGTTAGAGTGCCAATAAGTGGGTAAATTGGAGGTCTTTCCTTGCTGCTGTCATATGAGTAGCCGATTGAATAAGTTTAGCCGAATATCTAATATAAGAGAATCTCTTTTTTTTTGCTCATATCCTGAGCTTTATTAGAAGAGTTGTGTAAAGTCGGCATCTAAACAACTAAATATACTTCTACTAAAGGATAACTTCTTACCTAAGATACTTCTACTAAAGGTTACCGCCTATACAGGTTAACGCCTTTGTAAATAAAATAACTACTAAAAAACTTGCACAGTAAATATATTTTACGTATGTTTGCCGTATATATAAATAAACACCTATGAAAAGAAGATACAGAGACGAATTAAATGACTACCACAATAAACCTTTTACTAAAAAAGAAAAGGCTAGGAGACGCATACAAGAGCTTACTCTACTAGAAGAGCAAAGACCACCTAGAGTAAGAAGGAACGGGCTAGAAATCACTGATAAAAGATATAAGCTGTGATTAATAAACTACAAACACCACAGCAAAGATTAATACTAACTACTATACTTAGAGTTGTAGAGAATAAGAGAGAAGCTGACTTCTTAAAAAGCTGTATACAATTTAGAAGTTTAAGTGAAGCTCAAAGAAATATCTTAAATAAATACTATAACAAATATAAAGACTTAATGTATGTATAAACTAACTAAAAACCAATTAATAGACAGAGCAGATAATAAGCTAGAGGCTTTAATCTTCTTTGCAACAAAGAAACTACAAGAGCATAAGATGGCTCAAGACGGC